CACCCAACCCCCCGCCCCGCCGCCAAACCCACCCCCCAAAAAAAAAAAAATTTCTCCCCCCCCCTCTTCCCCCCCCCCCCCCCCCCCCCCCCAAACCCCCCCCCCCCCCCCCCCGGCAGCGGCTCGTCGATAGCGCACGGACGATCGCGGACGTATGCGTGATTAGTATGCGCAAGGGAGCCAAACTGCGCACGATTCACTGTGCCTTTGTCGACATGGACTAGGCACTATTGCACAGTCGCCGGGACCATGGTACCGACGCAATGTGCCTAGTTCACTCGCTCCCGCCGACGCCCGCCGCCACCTAGCGCTCGTAACCAACAGCGAACTCAAGACGTTTCGCCGCTGCGTGCGCGAGCACCACCACGCCTACCGCCTCGGCTACCGCAGCCTGGGCGAGGCCGAGGCGCTGCGCTTCGGGTCGCTGTTTCACCGCGGCCTCGAAGCCTGGTGGTTGGCATACGGGCATGAGGAGCCGCTGGCGGCGGCAATCGACGCGATGGGTCCGCACGCGCAGGACGAGTACGACCTGGTTCGCGCCGGCGTGCTGATGCAAGGCTACGACGCACGCTGGGCGGACGAGGAACTCGACGTCCTGGCGGTCGAGCGCCAGTTCGCCGCGCCGCTAATCAATCCAGCGACCGGCGCGGCCTCGCGCACGTACGAGGTCGCCGGCAAGGTCGACGCGCTGGTGCGGCTGCGCAGCGATGGCCGCGTGTACATCGTCGAGCACAAGACGACCAGCGAGGACATCGGCCTCGGCTCGCAATACTGGGAGCGCCTGCAGCTCGACTCGCAGGTCTCGATTTACTTTGCCGGCGCGCGCTCGCTCGGCTACGACCCGGCGGGCTGCCTGTACGACGTGATTTCGAAGCCGCGCCAGGCGCCGCTACGAGCGACGCCCGAGGAATCACGCAAGTACACCAAGCGCGGCGATTTGTACGCGAATCAGCGCGCCGAGGACGAGACGCCGGACGAGTACCGCCAGCGCCTGGTCGAGCTCGTCGCCGCAAGCCCGGAGCGCTTCTACCAACGCGGCCTGGTCGTGCGCCTCGAGGAAGAGGAGCGCGACGCCGCGTTCGACAGTTGGCAAACCGCGCGCGCCATCCGCGAGGCCGAGCTCGCCCAGCGCTACCCGCGCAACCCGGACATCTGCATGCGGTACGGCCGGCTCTGCAGCTACTTCCCAGTCTGCACCGGCAAAGCTTCGCTCGAGGACCCGACGCTGTTCGTGCGGGTCGAAAACGTGCACCAGGAACTCTCGCTCGCCTCGGAGGCCGACGCCGCAGAGTGACCGCGCACACATAGGACGTCGCCAGCAATCTAGCTGGCGGGAACCGAAAGAGATGGTCTCTATGTCCACAGCAGTACCCAAACCCGCAGCTACGGCTGCGCCACCCGCACCAGCCGCGAAACCCGCACCACCCCGCCTGCAGCCAACGGCTGCACGCATGCCAGCCGCCGCACCCGTGACGCCGTCTGGGCGGATGTCCTTGGCGAAGGTCGTCCGAGGCAAACTCAAGAAGCCGGTGCGCGTTCTTGTCTATGGCATCGAGGGCGTAGGCAAATCCACGTTTGCGGCCGGTGCACCGTCGCCGATCTTTCTGGGCGCCGAGGATGGCACCTCGGAGCTCGACGTCGCGCGCTTCCCCGAGCCTAAAACGTGGCTGGACGCGCTTGACGCGATCGAGGAGCTGACGGTCGGCGAGCACGACTACCGCACAGTAGTGATCGACACGCTCGACTGGCTCGAGCCAATGTGCTGGGCGCACGTGTGCGCTGGCCGCAAGGACAAGGCCGGCAAGCCCATCACAGAGATCGAGGGCTTCGGCTACGGCAAAGGCTACACCGCAGCGCTCGATGCGTGGCGGCAGCTGACGGCGGCCCTCGAGCGCATGCGCAAGCGCGACATCAACACCGTCCTGATCGCCCACAGTTGGATCAAGTCGTTCAAGAACCCGGCGGGCGAGGATTTCGACCGCTACGAGATGAAGCTGCACCAGAAGGCGGCCGGCCTGCTGCGCGAGTGGTCGGACGCGGTGCTGTTCGCTACGCACGAGACACTGACGTACGAGGCGAACGGCAGGGTCAAGGGCATCTCGAGCGGTGCGCGCGTCCTGTACACCGAGCGCTGCGCGGCCTGGGACGCGAAGAACCGTTACGACCTGCCCAATGTGCTGCCGCTCGACTGGACGGCCTTCGCCGAAGCGGTCGAGGCGCACCAGCCCGCGACGCCCGAGGTGTTGCGAGCGCACATCGAGGCGCTGCTCGGCCACGCCGATGAGCGTCTCGTCGACCGCGTGCGCGCGTCGGTCGTCACCGCCGGCGACAACGCCGCCGAGCTCGCGCGCATCCACAACAAGCTGTCTGCAACCGTCACCGTCACCGAGGAGGCAACACCATGATTCCCGAGGGTACATACAGAGCGCGCGGCGTCGATGCCGCGCTGGGCTACGCAGGCACAGGCACCGAGCAGGTCGCAGTCGAAATCGCGATTCTCGAGGAGGGCTTCGAGGCGCAGCACATGACTTGGTACGGGTCCTTCAGCGAGAAGGCGCTCAAGTTCACGCTCAAAGCCCTGCGCACGCTTGGCTGGGAGGGCGATGACTTGAGTCAGCTCGAGGGCATCGACCGCAACGAAGTCTACATCAAGGTCGAGCACGAAGAAGACCAGGAGGGCAATCTCCGCGCGCGCGTCCAGTGGATCAACTCCTCGGCTGGTGGCCTGCAGCTCAAAACGCGCATGGACGAGGGCGCCGCCAAAGCGTTTGCCGAGCGCATGAAAGGCCACGTACTGGCGACGAAGACGCCTGCCGCAGCCGTCAGCGGCACACCACGCACCGCTGCCGCATCACGCAACGGCGCTGCGCCGCCGAAGACGAAGGCCAAGGCTGCGGCGCCGCCCGACGACGACAACATCCCCTTCTGATCGGTGACCCCGCCATGCCCGCCATCGTGCAACAGATCGTCTGTATCGTAGGAGAGCTGACCGCGTTTCGCGCGGTCGGCTCCGATGGTTGGGGTGTGGGCTGCGTGACCGCCGCCAAGGACGGCGAGCGGCACGCGATCACGGGCAAGCTGCTGGGCGTCCAGGTCGGCGACACCATCGAGATTGAGGGCACCTGGGTAGAGTCCGAGCGCTACGGCGAGCAGTTCAAAGTGCGCCGCTGCACTGCGACCACGCCCCAGACCGACCGCGGACTCATCGCGTGGTTGTCGACGCTGCCCAATCTCGGCGACAGCCGCGCCCGCGAGCTCGTGGCGGCGTTCGGCGACACGCTCTGGGCGGTGATCGAGCGAGACCCCGCACAACTGTGCGTAGTGTCCGGCATCACCCCGGCGCGCGCCGAGGCCATCGCCGCCGCGTACCACGCCAACCGCGCCAACCGCGATCACATGATTTTGCTGCGCGGCTGGGGACTGACCGATAACCAGATCGCCCGCTGCGTCGAGCGCTGGGAGACGCTGCCCGATGTAGTCGAGGCCATCCGGTTCAACCCCTATCAGCTCTCGCAGTGCGTGTACGGCTTCGGCTTCATGCGCGCGGACAAGGTCGCGATGGCGGCCGGGGTGCCGTACGACTCACCGCAGCGCATCCACGCCGCGCTCGAGCACGTGCTCGAAGAGGCGGTCGCCAACGACGGCCACATGTACATGCCGAGCGGCGCGCTGCGTGCGCGCACCTCGAAGCTGATCGGCGTGCCCGCCGAGTACGTGGCGCAGCAGATGCGCGCAGCCATCCGCGGCGGTCGCATGGTGCGCCGCGGCACGCGCATCTACACACGCCGCCTCGACGAGGCGGAACAAACCTGCGCCGACGCTTTGCTCGACCTGCTGGGAGCCGCATGACCAAGGCCGCCGGCTACCGCTGCGAGTTGTGCCGCCACCTCGAGCGCCGCTGCCGCGAGTGCCGGACCGAGCGCACGTTCGCACGGCGCGCGGTCCGCGCGCAGAAGCTGCTCGCCGGCGTGTGCGTAGACTGCCATACGCCAGCCGCGCCAGGCCGCACGCGGTGCGCGCACCACCTCGAGCAGCACGCTGCCTGGGCGCGACGATCGCGCCTGTACGAACCGGAGAGCAGCTCATGACCGCCGCCCAGCTCGTGCTCGACCCGTCGCAGGAGCGCGCGGTCGACCTGGTCTGCAGCGAGCCCTTCGGCATAGTCACCGGCGGCCCGGGCACGGGCAAGTCAACATGCCTGCGCATCGCGCTCGACCGGCTGGACGCCCGCGGCGTGCGCTACGAGCTGGCATCGCCAACCGGCAAGGCGGCCAAGCGCCTCAACGAGACGACCGGTCGGCGCGCCCGCACCATCCACCGCCTGCTTGAGTACCACCCCGCCCGCGGCTTTCAGCGCAACCGCAAGGCCCGCCTCGAGACGGACCTGGTGGTGATCGACGAGTCCTCGATGGTCGATACCGAGCTGGCGGCGGCACTGCTGCAGGCGATCGACCCCGACCGCACACGGTGCATCCTGATCGGCGACGCCGACCAGCTGCCGCCGGTAGGGCCGGGCCGGCTGTTCGGTGACCTGGTCGACGGCGGGCGCGTGCCGCTCGTGCGCCTCGACACGCTGCACCGCAGCGCGCTCGAGTCGTGGATACACGTCAGCGCGCAGCAGATGCTGCGCGGCGAGCTGCCCGACCTCACGCGGCGCCCGGACTTCGTCTGGGTCGAGTGCAACGACCCCGCCATGATCTTGCCCAAGGTGCGGCGGCTGGTGACCGAGGTGTTCCCCACGAAGATCGACGCGACGGCCCAGGTGCTCATCCCGCAGCGGCCGGGCGTGGCGGGCATCGACGCCGCGAACAACGTGCTGCAGGACGCCGTCAATCCGCGCGCCGAGCACGCGCCGTACGTGCCGCGCGACAAGTGGGAGCTGCGCCTGGGCGACCGTGTGATCCAGACCCGCAACGATTACGCGCTCGAGGTGTTCAACGGCGAAATCGGCGATGTGCTGGACATCGTGAGCGGCAAGGTGATTGTGCAGTTCGCCGGTCACCCTGCGCCGAGCGAGTACACGCTCGAGCAGGCTGGCGCGCTGCAGTTGGCGTACGCGCTCACCGTGCACCGCGCGCAGGGCTCGGAGTTCCCGTGGGTGATCGCGGTCGTGCACTCGACCCACAGCTTCATCCTGACGCGGCAGCTCGTGTACACGGGCATTACGCGCGCCAAGGCCGGTGTGATCTTAGTCGGCGACATGAAGGGGCTGCGCTACGCGCTGTCCGATCGCAAGCCACCGCACCGCAACACGACGCTCCTCGAGCGCATGAGCGGTGCGCTCGAGACCGCCAACGACAACGAGGAGGCTTCATGATCACGGTGTGCATTGAATCGCCACTGCGCGGCGACATCGCCCGCAACGTTCGCTACGCCGACACGTGCCTGCTCGACGCGCTGATGCGCGGCGAGGCGCCCTTTTTGGGTCACTTGATCTACCCGCGGGTCCTGGACGACTCGATCCCTCACCACAGGTCCTGGGGCATCGACGCGCACGTTGCTTGGCTGCGCCGCGCCGAGCGGCTCGTGGTTTACGTGGACCTCGGCATCTCGAGCGGCATGGCTGCCGCCATGGCGGTCGCGCGTGAAATCAGCTTGCCCATCGAGCACCGCACGCTCGGCGTCGGCTGGGAGCGGTTCATGTACCAGGCGTGCCCGACGCCGGGCTTCCTCGTGGGTGCGCTGTGAGCTACGACGACGAGGACAACGAGCCCGTCGCGCTCGAGTCGGCCACCGCGGTGCACGCTACCGAGCGCGCGCTGCGCGTGCAGCTCGGCGACGGAAAGCTGATCTGGATACCGCAGTCGCAGATCACCGATGACTCCGAGGTCTATGCCATCGGTCACACCGGCCGGCTGGTGATCACCGCCTGGTTCGCGCGCAAGGAGGGCTTGGCATGACCGGCCGCAACAACGACCACGCGATGACAGATGCTGAGCTGCTCGCGATGGCGCAGTGCGTGGTGCAGTACCTGAGCCGCGAGGACGCGCTGTTTGTCGCCCGCGTGGCAGTACGAGAGGCCGCGCGCTTTGCCGCGCTCATGTCCGTGCACGGCGGCACGCGCTGGACGGGCGAGGAGCTCGCACGGCTGCAACTCCGCATCGCCAAGCAAATCCACGTCGGGTGCGCGTCATGACGGCCGAGCGCAGGCTTACCGGCGTGTACACGCATCACCCCGAGCAGATGCTCGAGCACGCCATGGTGCTGGCACTCGAGGTCGCCTGCGGCATCGTCGCGCTGCCGCGTGGCACCGAAGCGCTCCGCACCATCGTGCACGACGAGGCACTGTGCGCACGCGCCGCGACCAAAGTCCTGAACCACATGCTGCGCGGCCTGGTCGACAGCGACACGCCGAAGCGCGGCGACTTCATGCGCCTGGTGCGCGACGTCGGCGACCTGGCGAACGAATCGTGAACAACGGAACGGAGGGCTGCATGGCTGCGCCACTCACGGACGACGAAATGGACGCGATCGCCGAGAAGATGCTCACCAAGCTGCTGGATCGTGCCACGGCTCGTGCGCTACAGGCAAACGACGGGCAGCGGCCCGCACCGGCCGAGCAGCGGTCACCACTAAAGCGACCAGAGGCCCGGCCGGAGGATTTCGCCGACGTCATCGCAAGACGTCGACGACGTGGAAGGTAGTACCAACGTGGGCAGACAGGCAAAAGGCAGCGTTCGCCTCAAGAACGGCAAATGGATCGCGGAACTGCGCGGCGAGCACCTCGGGTCGTACGATACGGAGGACGCTGCGTGGCGCAAGATCGACGCCGCGCTGAAGATCGACTCGGACAAAGCGCCCGACTCGCTGCGCGTGTTCAGCGAGACCTGGTTCCTTGAGCGCGAGGAGGGCGGCGACGTCCGCGGCATCAGCTCCGAGCGCAGCGTGTGGACGAACCACATCGCGACCGCCGAGTTCTTCGACTGGCCGATGAAGAAGGTCCGCGCGGTGGACATCGACCGCCACTGGGTGAAGCTCAGCAAGAAGCTCTCGGTGATCGTGACCCGTTCGAAGGGCGCGGCCGGCGGCATCGTCAAGCGCAAGGGCACCGAGACGCTGTCGCGCCAGACCATCGTCCACGCCCGCCGGCTGCTGCTCGCGTGCTTCGCCTCGGCGGCAGCGCAAGGCAAGGTGAACGGCAATCCGGTGCGCGACTCGAAGGTGCCCAAGATGGCGCAGGTAATCGAGGAGGAGGACGAGTGGTCGTTCCTCTTCGCCGAGGAGATCGCTCGCCTCTTCGCCGCCATTGAGGCCATCGTGCCGGCTGACACCAGCCGCCTGAAGCCCAAGACGCTGGCCCGCCTCGAGCAGCGCCGCGCCTTTTACAGGGCGGTGTACGCGGTGGCCATCTACGGTGGCCTGCGCCAGGGCGAGGTCTTCGGCCTGCATTGGGAGGACGTCAGCTTCGACGCCAACCAGATCCACGTGCGGCGGCTACGTGGTGGCGGCCCGCTCAAGACCGCGTCGAGCAAGCGCCGGGTGCCGATGCTGCGCGCCGTACGCGAGGCGCTGGACGCCTGGCGGCGGCACGGTGGCGTGGTCAAAACGCACGGCATCCTGTTCCCATCGGACGGCGGCACCGTTGGCGGTAGCGAGCGCGGCGGCTACT